TTCCTGAATTTCTTGCTCTGCACTGTCTATATTGCTCGTATTTGTGTTGTAGAGTAGCTCTTCTGTCTCTACCACATAGGCAACCGCCCCATGTCCCTGCGCTTCGGCTACAGCGCACTTATAGTACGATTGATAGGCATTTGCACGACTAGCAGGAGAGTGACAAGAGGTAATTTCGTCAAAATCACTCATTCTGAGCACATCTATTGGATGTCGAGTGATAATTATGGAAAATTTGTCACTATCAAGCTCATTAATGTTCTTTTTGATGTATCCAGCGTTCTTTTTCCAATATTCGCCGTATTGAGTGGCTAATTCTTCTAAATCGTAACCAGCGGGGCCGGCCACACCAGGAGCGGGGATATATAAGAGGATTTGTTGATTTATACGCTTATAATCTTCATTTTTTTGAAATTCTGGGTCATTTTTGGCTATTTCTTTCTTTTTTCTTGCTAAATCTGCTATTTTGACAAACAATTTGCCAATTTTCATCTGAAACTTCTTAATTTTCTTCTTTTCTGGGCCACCGGTAAGAGAAGCAACGAAATCTTCAACCCTTGTTACTTCTCTGGTCGCAGAAACCATACCTTTCTCCCAATTTACATCATATTCTTGTGTTTCAAAGAATTTTGCGAACTTTCCAAGCTCTGTAGACGGATCGGTGGTTGGAAATGGTATAACAGCCCGCATTTTGCCACTGAAAAGGTCATTAAGAGGCAAATTAGCTGGATCTAAGTCGTCCAACACATCTTCAAGCACTCGCATTTCGTCTTCGGTGACTTCCCGAAGCAATTTTTCCGGTTTTTGTTCAGAAATATCTAAATTTTCCAATAATTGTGCTGTTTTTAGCAGAATTTGCTCATCATTTAGCATTGCTTCTCCAATCGCAATAGTCGCATGCCATTTCATCAACCAATGGCATACCACATGAGGGGCATTTCTCACATTTTACTATAAAAAACATAGTTTTTACTCCTTCATTGATTTTGAGCCACGACATTTCCACTTTTTACGAGATAATGCGTTGGCACATGGGGGATTTTTGCATTTTTTAATCTTTGCTGACCGTGCACAGTACGCATCACCCTTTTTTGTGCCGGGCCTAATGCGATCTCCGCCGTCTTTTGCTTTTCCAGCTTGCCCAAATGAACGACATTTACCGTTCACGCGTTTTGCAGAGCGTTTTCCTTTAGAGGGCTTACATGGTTTCTTTTTTTTCTTCTTTTCGTCTAAAACAGATTCTATTTCTTCATCTATAATGGAATAAATATCTTGTTCTTCTTTAGTAATTTTTTTCCACGCTTTTTTAGTTGGACGATTTTCTGCACAGTCACCTGTTTTTGGTTTTCCTTTGCATCTTTTTTGTTTTGCGCGCATATTATCAAAAAAGTTGCCGCCCTCTTCGAGTTCATCTTCGTCAATCTTTACCTGGACCCCATAAGTTTTGCAAGGATCTTGGCCACAACCACAGTTTTTTCCTTCACCTTCTTCTAACTTATCATCATCGGTCTCATCAAGCATCTGCTGAATGCGTTTTGCTTGACCTGCATGCATCTCTGAGGCTTTTTCAAGCTCACCGACAATGGTTTTAAGTTCTTCTTCGTGTTCTTTTGTGTGCGATTCAGTAAATAATCGCCAATTTTCAAGAATTAATTTCATTTTTTAGACATCTCCAAAGCTTTCTCCAATAAATAGATCGGAATTTTACTATTGTCTAAGTCTTTTATCGACAAGCTCTCGGCTTGTTACCTAATTTGCCACACAGTGGCTTTAAAGCCAAGTCTATATCTAAATTTTGTATTGGTCCCACCCAGATCATATTTTCCTGTGGAAGGCCTTGCTGCAGGTCAATACCCCAAAGAATTCCGATAGCCTTTCCATCATTATTATACACTAAAGAGCCACTACATCCAAACCAACCATATGTATCCACCATAATTTGTGTGCCTGCCTCGGGATGAGTTTCATATCCAGCCACTCGTCCGCGATAAGTCATTAGGCTATGCCATGAAGGAAACCCTGAATACGTAAGTTCAGAACTCACTGACGGGATACTCTCTATTGGATCCCATTTCATGCCCTTGATCGAAAATTTGTTTGGCACATACAAAACGGCTAGGTCATGAAGGTGATCAGAATAAACCAAGACCGCGGCCCGTTGTTCATATTCTGTCTGTAATAAATAAGACGAGCCTATGCCTCCATCAGCAACATGTTGAGCAGTAATTACTAATTGCATATCCTTATAGTATACTAAACCTCCGGATCCGTGACCGCTTAGTGTCATGACTTTTACTGACGCCGCTCGCACCTTTCTCTCTACCGAAGACATTTTAGAACTTACTTCGACAGGTTCCGTTTTCAAATTGTTGACCGAAACAGTTTCTTGCGCGACAGCCGTGTTAGCAAATATAAATGCTAGTAATATTTTTTTAATCATTATAACAACCCTCCAAATTTAAGTAGTAGAGCGTTACTCCTCCCGTTCTTCTTTAAAGAAAAAAGCGGGCAGCAACAAAATAATATTAACAATAGAAAGCGGTATAAGAGTATACTCGCTGTATGAAACTGAAAAGATCAGCATTCCGATATTTAAGCCGATGCCAATTGCACACAAACGAATATATATTTTTCTTAACATCTCATGGTAACTACACACCCACGGACGAAACAACCTCTAAACTATTCGGATAATATTTACCTATATCTGATGTATTAAACACATACACATTAACAAAGGGAAACAAATCGACCTGACATTCTTCTTTCATACTTACTACAATGCCATAACGATAATACAACTCTCCATCAAAATTATAATTTTTTATTTTAACCAAATCTCCCAAACTAATATGCCATATTATTGATTCATAGAGATTTGATTTTTTATCCATTCATCGGCCTCGCGATGGGTATCAAATGCTGGTGATAACCCTACGATATAACTAGATGAACCTTTTTGTACAGCCGCCCACTGCCAATTCCAATTGGAACTAGCACTAAACACCAGAGCGGTACTCACCCTTCGACTGTCGAGATCGACGCCCTTTAGCTTAACTAACTTGGTTAATACTTCAGCACGGCGCTTTAAATATAATTCTTCTTCTCTGTCAACTTTTTCCACTTCTCGCTCCTGAGATAAATCTGTTCTGATAATCCTGTACTTATTTTTATCAAGTACCGAAGCAAACTTTTTTCTTACTTCATTCTCAAAGTAGTCGCTCAAATCATTTTCGGAACATTCGAATTCCGTAATGGGTGCTTTCGCCCTCTTTCCGTTTTTAAAAACTTTATACACGTTCCAACTATATTTCAAAACTACCTCCTGTTATAGAATGCCATTTGTAAGTTCCCACGACGATACACACTTTTAAATTTTCTTCCTCAAGCAGAGTATGTGCAGGAGATTCAGGATAATAATCTTTCATAACATTATTAATCCATTTAACTTCCCACACATAAATATCATCTTTAATTATATCTATGCGTCGTGTACGTGATACCAATATTCCAACATGGCCACCCACATTATCGATTACGATATCACCTACATTCAGTATAACACACTTAATATAATTTTGCAAGTCTTTAAGTGTCTTTCCCATGTCATTAATCACCTGACACCTTAAGGAGCACAAGGGCGCCCTCAGCAATTATATTTATTAAGCCCTCTTCCGTATATGTTTGGTACCGTCCCGGTGTCTTTGATACATTGGTACCTGACCATATAATCTCCCATGCGCACAAAGGGGGGTAAATTGGATTTTTAGTATGCTCGAATATATTAAAACGTCGCAGTAATAAGCCAGTTTCATTGGAGATGCTATCAATTAAGATATCTCCTACGTCTAATTCAATGTCCACATAAGTACATAGAACGAATTAGAGGTGCAACCAAGCCCTCTCTTTTTGCAGACACTCTTTTATAGCTTCTTCGAAGGTTGTACCATTAATATTGCAATTTTTTGGTTGCATTTTTAAAAATTTAGAAGATGGGTTTGAGGCTTCTTGTTGCAAAAAAATCTCTGGCGTTGGCTTTTTATCATCTTTGAGGGCCGCTGCAGAGAAACCAAAAACTAGACTTAAGAATGATGTAATCGCTATTTTCATTATAAATTTTCCCTTGGTAGATTTAGGTCTCATAATTAGTACATTGTTTCTATAGAAGCTTATGAATTTATAAGTTTATAGTGGCCATGGTTTAACCATACGATCCAAGAATCTCTTCCTAATTTAGGAAACTGGACCAACATCATATTAGTCTGCTCATCGATACTTTTCACAATCCCAAGAGACCGGTCTTCTCTATATACATCTTTGATCCAAGAGCCAATGACAGCTGAGGTTTCTTTAGAACTGAAAATCATATTTTAATGCGATCGATAATATACGGGTGATGGAAAGATAAGTCCTTATAAAGCTTCTTAATAATTTTTTTAGAGATATCGGCCATTTCTTTTTGGGTAGCCTTATCAGACATAGCAGCTTTTAATTCATCTTTGACTACCTTCTCAACTGACTTAGCAACTTCTTTCGAAAGCTCGTCCTTAAGTTGAGAACGTATCATTTTCTCAATGTCAGCTTTGTCAGTAGCAGTCAATTTTTCATGAATGAGGTGTTTTATAATTGTAGTTGTAATCGTCATCAGGCGCCCTTTAATAATAAATAGTTGTGTTTGTGCAATTCGAACTTTTAAGATTCCATAGTATAAGCTAGCACTAAGTGTTTTGCATTCACCGCCACACTTGAGTTGTTGTGAAGCCAAAAAACCGTATATAGTCGATGTAATTTCGAACCTTCCCCAACTTGCATAACAATTCCTACTTTGTGAGCTAGCGGTGGATTTTCAATCTCATAACCAGTAAAATATACTAGGTCACCCACCACAAATGTTTCTACTTGACTATTATAACTCATAACTCAGTTATATGCAAGGTTTTTTTATTTTTCCTTGCTATCTCATATTCTTCTACTCTAACCAAGTGGTCACCATTCCACATACCTTTATAATAGTTGGTTTGAGGTGATGTTGTCCAATGAATTATATATTCATTTTCGTCGTACACTTTAGTGACTATACCCAAGTAGGGTGTCGTGTCATATGATACGGTATTGTATCTAAACTCTGGCGATATTGTCACCAAATCTCCCACTATAAATGTTCTTCTTAAAATACTCTCCATATCTTAATTATGGATAATAATATATTTCTACTGTTTCATTTGGCCTTCGCTCGACGTAACCCTGCCAATAACAAAAAGATATACGACTTAATTCACCCTTTTTATACGCCCGGGTAGCCGAGGGAGAACGAGAACAATAGGCATACCCAGTTTGCCCGGAACACGACCAGTAGATTCGCGAAGAGCACACGGGGCACAGATACCCTTTGTCGAGCCCCCCAACCGCAGCATGTTTTATTTTATCACCCACATAGTATGTATGCCAGTTTCGCGATTTTTTAAGTTCGAATTTTTTCTTTCTAAAATTTTTCTAGCTTTAGGCTTCCCCAGCGCATGCAATTATGGCCCAACACATGCAAATATACCCCCGCATGCCCATCAAATTCGTCGGTATTGCCACTAAATTATAGTTGTGACCATCAGCCCGACGGTAAAAATTTGACGAAATTGAAGCCTTTAATCGCTTAAGCCTTGTCGACCTAATATACCCGATTGCAAGCAATTAATAATATGCTAGCATGTACTGGGCATGCTGATGAAATATCACTGCGTGCTGTAGATATATGTGGGGTATTACCAGCCCATAAGCGGTGCATGCACACGGGGGATTCTTTTCTTCTCGCACCTTTACCTACCATCAACTATATCTATCATACCTATATTCAAGCTATCAGTTAATATACTTTTATTCTCCCCTCATCGTCTCTCCTACAATATCCCTCCCACTCATATACTTTTAATATGTGTTCCTCTTCGGCCTTTCCTCTCCACGTGCGGTGGCCATGCGGTGGCCGTGCCGGCAATTCATGCTGCTATACAGTAATTTAATTCTTATATCTCGGGAAATTTCTAGGGGCATTTTTTTCGGTGAGATCGTTAACGTACTATACCCCACATCGCAGTACCATGCATTGCGCCGAGACATACATCCCGGGGTAGGGGGGAGGGGGGTCCCCCCACCGCATTTGACAGCTTTATGACAAACAGATTTGACAGGCATTTGACGTCATGTCAGAAGATTGTCAGCATATAATGTTAAATATATGTCAATCAAGTATGCTATCACTCTTACAATCCTCTCTACTATACCTGTATGTTAATAGAGCTACGTTTACATACACAAGCATGAGAATGGGCGACCAAACTATAATATCAGTCGCTTTATCTTTTATTTTATCTATTCTCGCACTATTTCTGATGCGTTTGATACATTTACGCAGCATAAAAGTCTCTTCCTTTAAGGCTAACGCTAACTAAGTTGTTAGTATCATTAGTCTTTTTATTTAATGTGTTCTCACACATATGCACGTGAGTCGCTGTTAGAAGCCGACAGTTGCGAGATCAGCCATCGACGCCACGATATAAAGGATCAAGAACGCAGCGCCCATTGCCACACCACCAAGCGCATCCATCCACATGTCTTTCTTGCTATACACATTGCCCTCCAAGGCTTTTAAGTATACTCTATTGTACCACAACGTCGACCGCATGTCAACGTAAATGTTAATAAATGTTGTCAACTCTCTGTCAAAAACGAGTTGTAAAAGGTTTGTCAAAAGCATTGCACGGAGCATGCTGTCAAAAGAATGTCAAAATAATAGTGCTTGACAGTGTGTGACCGTATAGGTATTAAACCTCTAAGAAAATACCACCGCATACATAAACATTTATAGTCACAAACAGTTTAACTAACACATTAGCTAACCCACATCACACCACCATCACCCACTTTGACCCATTATGTGTATTAAAACAGTTTAGATAACAGGTAAACACTACCAAAGATAACCACTGATTGATACAATAGAATAAAGCAACCATCATTCATTGTTATGGTTCCTTCTAATAAGTGAATCAATAACCATACAAGTGACTGCTGACCCTACAAAGAAACCTGATATAAATATAGACATTTGTTTACCTCCTTTATATACTAATATGTTTAATACTAATAATAATCTTATGATGGGTTCTCGCGCTATTTCTTAGCGGAGCCGAGTTTACGCGCCTTCATGATATGACGTTCCTCAACGATCAGAGTTTCAGCTTTACCAACAGGCAGCAGCTTGTATTTCTTGGCACCGCGAGCAGCCGACGTTACAGGCGCAGCGTTGGCAGCGATCACCATCATAGGTACGTTGAGTTTCAGATAGCCATCACCGCATCGGCGTTGAGCGGTTGGTGTAGCAGAACGGAAAGCCACAAGCTGACCTTGCTCATACTTTGGCTTATCATTGTGCGCGCTCAATACCTTTTGAGCATACTTATTCTTTACCATCTTATTATACTGAGAATAGGTAGGGATAAAAGATTCATCACCAATAATAGCATCGGCGGTCGGGCGGAAATAGCCAGTGGTCTTGTAATAGTGTGCGGCTACAATCCCGTCATTGCGTAGAGTAGGATCATTTTTATAGCTCTCGACCCATTTGGTTCGCTCGGTCATAGCCTCATCATCATGCTCGGCTTCAATCTTACGAAGGATCTCCATCTGGCGTTCGGAGAGGCGACGATCAGATTTTACTTGATTGATCAGGCTCTCACTATAGCCATTGGCATAGCTGGATGGCTCCGTGCGTGCGTGCAGCGCGTTTAGACGATCAAGCATGCTGCTGTTCTTCTGGATAGCAGCAGCGATGTTCTCAGGCGAATACCGATCCTCAAGCGTCGTAACCCACTTGGCCCGACCAGCGGACAAGCGACCTTTGCGCTCATAGTTGGACAGGAGCGACTGAGCAAAATCCAAGTCGCGACCAGAGATCACAGGGTTAGCGATGAGGGCTTCAAGGCGGGTTTTATAAGTTGCGCGAGCCATAGGTAATACCTCTATTATAAATAGTTGACTTAGGAGTTGTTTGCTTCTTTCTCGGCGGCTTCTTTCTCAAGCTCGGCAAGGTCAGCAGCCACATCGGCCATGGTCATTGCGCGGGTCTTTGTGCGCTTGGTTTGAGCACGATCAAGTTGACCCCACCGACGCGAGTTAGCAGGATGCTCGCACACGTGCAGATCCGTGATACCCAGCGCCTTCATCCGGCGAAGCATCTCGCGGGTAGGTTTGAGGCTATCGGGTTTGGTCAAGACGGTTTCATAGCCATCGACCTTGCCGGAGTCATTGATAAAAACGTGAGTGCGAGAAACGTAAAACTTCATAGATATATCTCCTTACTTGATATGCTATATTATACCATAGAAAAGGGGTGAATGTCAACAACTAAGTTGTCAAGAGAATGTCAGGCGTCGATTGCTACGATGCGCTCGCTGGTGGAGAAGTAAGGGCGCGCGGCATGTGCGGTAGTGGTCATCCACATGCGTTGGCACTTGCTTGCCACTGGCTTAGGCGCACACAGGTCAGTCAAGACGATGTGACCGTCAAAGTCGCGCTCATTGACATACTTGGTAGGAGCATCGAAGCATGTGCCACCAGTCAATACGCGCTCGGTCTTCTTGGACTGGCCCTTCTTCCATGTATATACTTTATCCTCGGCAACCCGCGTATCGAAAGGAACCACAGTAAACTCCGCAATCTCAGCCAGCTTGTTAAGCTCGGAGAAGAACGCGGCGAGCATCTGATCATCAACAGAACCAGACTGATCGATAGAGATAGCGATCTTGGCTTGGCGACGGACACGCTTGCCCGGATGGATGCGTGGGTAACGCTTGTTCAGGCGTCGAGGCGTCGAACGCTTGTCGGCGCGCTGGCTTGTTTTGACGAAGTATCGAAGAACTTTACGCCAGTCGATTTTAGTTTGGATGCGATCAAGAATATCTGAACGCATAGAGTGAGAGACAGAACCCCAGTTGCGGGACTTCTCAGCTTCCTCGGCGGCTTGCTTTACAGCTTCTTTAAGTCGTTCCTTAGCGATCTCTTGAGTAGTACCATCGGCCTCACCAAACTGATCATGGTCATCGAATGAATCAGCACCACCAAACGGATCACTATCACCGGGCTGACCTTGACCGCCTTCACCGTCGCCTTCCTGTTCTTCTTGGTTCTCAGCCATATCTTTGAGGGCTTCAAGATACCATTCGTAAGACTTGCCAGCCGGGAGATCCTTGAACGGACCTTCACCGGGGAAAACTCCACACATGCCGTTACCATCGGGCATGATGGGGCCGGGATCAGCCTCACAAGGCAGCTTGCCAGCCATCTCAGGCAGACCATTGATAGCGAGGTCCATCGCAATGTTGTCGATGCGCTTAAGGCCATCGGAAGGCTTACGACCGGTCACATGCTCAAGGATGATGTGATAAAACTCGTGCATCAGTACACCGAGTTGGTGTTCTGGCTTTAGTTGACCCATGAAGTCAGGATTATAAAGAAGCTCAAACTGAGCAGTGTGCGGGTTAACACGCACGCCAGCGGTCGGGATGCTGGTGCTGGAGGTCTTGTCAATACGGCGCGACAGAGCAGCAAAGAACGGCTCACGCATAAGCAGGCGAGCGGTGTGCATATTGAGGTTGAAAGGCTTGGCTGGTTTGTTAGCGTCGTCGGACATGTGTTCTCCTGATTACTATACTAGTATACCACAGAAAGAGGGTGTGAGTCAATGATTAAGTTGTCAAGAGAATGTCAAGGGAGAGGAACACTAAACGCGGCGTTGATCACCGTGTCGGCATACCACTGGTCGGCTTTGGAGCCGTCAAATAGCCTGTACTGGCGTCTGTTGGCGTTTAGTTGTCCCCACTCCTTAGTTGTAGTCTCGCGGGCTTCTACGACCACACAGGGGCATTTATCATGCTCCCTGATTAGTAGGTCGCCTACCTTAAAGATCACGATTGGTTACCACCAAGGATCTCGACAAGGTGATCCGACACACGACGGCCATCGGCGGCTTCTGCCTTGTGGAGCGCCACAACATTATCAATGTTGTCCGTGTCACCGAGGACGGTCCACAGCTTCATGGCTACCTCAGACGGAAGGGTAACAAAGTAGTTAGCGAGATTGGTCACTTGCTCACTGGTCAAAGTCTCAGTGAACACATCGGAAGCTTCAAACTTCTCGATCATAGCAGCGTGGTCGTTGATACCCCACTTCTTGGTCTTGGCGAGATCACCACTATTGAGAATATCATCAATAGAGACTTGGAAGTCATACTTCTCAACGAAGTCACGGAGCGATACAGCGCCCTCAAAGCCAACAAACGCGGTCGCAAGATTAAATAGAAGGTCACGATTACCGTCTTCACCGAAAACGCCGGTTGAAACAGCGGTATCGTTGAACCGCTTCCAGCTACGGCGAGAAGGATAAACCTTGTTAGGCTCAAAGTCACCCTTATGCTCAAGGTGCTGGCGGTTATGGTTAATGAAATCCCACAGGATGCCATTGACCTTGCCATTAGCCCACTTAAGCCAATCTTCATCGGAAGGCTCGACATCGAACACGGTCCAACGGTCAAGCTCGGCAGGGTCCATCTCACCAACTTGGTACTGAGCGCCATGCTCACCACCGTTGACAGCAGCCACGATCAGAGTGTCGGCGTGCAGATGCCAGCCGTTGATCTTGCGGCTATCGGTCAACTCGAAAAGACCCTGACGGACTTCCTGAGTCGCGCGGTCCACTTCATCGAGGAACAGCATCACAGGCTGTTCACAAGCGGTCACAAGCCAGTCAGGAGCGTTCCAAGTGGTAGCCTTACGGCCATTGATCGTGGTGTCTGCCGTGTCAGGCAGACCGAGAAGATCACCCTCGGTCATCTGAGAAGCGCGGCGCTCGACCACTGGCAAGTTGCGGGCGGCAGCGATCTGATAGACCACCTCGGATTTACCCACACCGTGACGGCCACGGATGAGGACAGGTAGCTTGCTGTCAAGAATGTGAGGGGCGACGGTTGTGAATGTTGCGAAATCGATGGACATGAAGGTTCTCCGGGGGAGTTGTTTGTTTCTCTAACTTACTTAGTAAGTATACCAGAGAAAAGGGTAGAAGTCAATGGTTTTATTGTCAAGAGAATGTCAGTCGTTGCAGTCTGGGTGTCCCCAGTTGTACGCTTGCCAATCGCTGATCTGCTCATTCTGGCAAAGGCTGTCGGTCCAGTTGTTCCATGCCTCGCGGCGTGCGGGCATGTCAGGAATACCGTCCTGTTCATATTGCTCTTGGATCATCGGAAGGATCTCAGTGGTGAAGGTTTCGCATGCGTCGGCGAAAAGTATAACGGTCGGAATGTTTGAAGCCATGATGGTTTCTCCTTACTTGGTATAACCATTATACCATTAAAAGTGGGGG